GTAATCAAAAAATGCGATTAATTAAGAGAACCAAAATTAACAAGCCCGATGCAACATATAATTTGCACATATCTAACGATCATAACTACATAGCAAATGGCGCGGTTGTAGCAAATTGTCACAAAGCAAAGGCTGATGTATTACGAGATCAGTTGAGTAACATGTTCAAGCACGTACCTATTCGCTGGGGATTAACAGGTACTATTCCCGAAGCAGAACATGAAGCACTGGGCTGTATGTGTGCATTAGGCTCTATTGTAGGTGCTATTAGCAGCAAGAAGCTACGCGATATGGGTGTGCTAAGCGAAGTAGAAGCTACCATAATTCAGCTACAAGATCCATTACGTGATTTTGGTGGGTACCAGCAGGAGCTCAAGTGGCTGGTAACAAACGAAGATAGACTGCAACACATTAGCAATATAGTAAACAGTTATGCCACAAAGAATGGCAACACTATTGTATTGATCGATCGCATTGCGACCGGTGACATACTAGCCGATCTTAACCCGGACTGGGTGTTCCTTAGCGGTGCAACAAAACAAAAAGACCGACAAAAAGAATACGATGAAGTCAATGAATCAACTGGTAAGGTCATCGTAGCAACGTTCGGTATTGCAGCAGTTGGTATTAACGTGCCACGTTTGTTTAATCTAGTAACCATTGAGGCAGGCAAGAGTTTTACGCGAGTGATACAGAGCGTAGGACGAGTGTTGCGTAAAGCAGACGATAAAGATTATGCAGATGTGGTTGACATTTGCAGCAATCTAAAGTATAGTAAGAGACACCTAACAAAAAGAAAGAAGTTCTATCGTGATCAAGAAATACCGTTTAAGGTTAAAAAGATAAGTTACTAATGGATCAAGTTGATAAAGCAATTGCAGTGCTAGAAGGAAGATGCCAGGATTGCGGTCGTAAAGGACACAACGGTAATTGTGAGGAAATATCGCTCGAGCGATATTACTCGATACTATCAAGTGTAACATTTTTATCGACACGTTCGCACGATCAGAATTATTCCGATGACTGTTTAGGTTTATACATGGGCAAGAGACTTTATCTAGCAAAAGAAGATCAAGCAGACCGCGCCATCACAGTGCTAGAAGGACGCTGCCCAGATTGTTATCGTAAAGTTGGGCATTACGTTGATTGCAAATCGTTTGATCACACGGATATGAAACTATCCAATGAATATATTTCTACAGCATTCCATAATATTCAAGACGGACAGATCGGCTTCTACAAAAGCGAGCCAATTTTTCTAAGACCGGAGAAGAAACGATCATAGATTATATTGAAAGAGCAGTGACAATACTATATACGTATGGAATAGTTGCAGGCGCACTATGGATAACGGTAGTAACACCTGTTAGCACCTTGCTGTATCATATAAAAATGCGCAAACACTTCTTAGCAATGAAGTTAATGGGTGACGATAATAACCTACTACGTGACTATATTATGCAACAGCATGTTCCGTATATTGTTTCTCTGACAGAGTTTGATGCTAACGTACACACCTACAACAGGGTAGTATTTGACCCATGGGTTAGCATTTGGTATATAGATCGAGGCCCAGGCTTTTTTAGTGTTATCACTAAAACAACTACCTTGGTTCATGCATGGAGATGTGTTTTCTTAGGCACATTGTTTTTTTGTTTGCCTGCGTTTATAGTAATACTAAGCGGCATATATTTATACCAGGAACGCAAGCAACGTCAACAAAATATCAACGAGGCAATTACTGCCCTCGGAGGGTAATGCTTATGACTGATTTTGTATACCGTACACAATTTATTAGAGATGATTATGGTGAAGACCTAGATGATGCAGACAAAGCACTGCTGATGTTAAAAGGGCACTGCGACATATGTTATTTAGATCCCAATGACCACGATAAAGATTGTCCATTGCGGCCAATATCAATAGCTATGCATACACAGAGACGTATCGGCAAATCATTTTATGAGTACTACGAATTATTATATGAGGCAACAAAATGAAAATATTAACAATTGAGAATACCCCGTACGAGCTCGACATTGTTCCTGAAGAGATAGACGATGTCCGCTACTGTGTGCTAGATGCCAGCGACCGTGACGAGGTTGACTATTTTTTCTTGCCTCTGATCTTTTTAGAGAGCTTCCACGCACCTGCTATTTGTTTAAAGCTTGGTCATCACACTGTGCAAATGCCAATGGACTGGAGCATCTTAATCTGCGACGACGAGTACAGTGCACTAGAAGTGATTCCGCTCACTAGCCTAAACAATCGAGGCTTCCGGGCCGTAACCGTAAATCCATTGTTCGCTAACACCCTGGAGAGCGAAGAGATAAGTATTACAAACATCTTCCAAGACGTGAAGTGGTACTTTCCTAAGCTGAAAAACGGCCACCTACTAGCAGTACCGCTTGAGGAAGGTCCTAACCCACGTTGCGCATACTTTGTTAAAGATCTTAACAAGGTTTGCGAAATTGATTTGAGCGACATACTTTAATGGCAAAACGCGAAAACCCAATACCCTTGCCTGAGGTATTGCGAGCAATAGATACAAAAGACAGAGACTGGTACAACAGACTAGACGACGAGAAAAAGAAAAAGTTTTCGCCGTGGATGATGATGCGCTATTGCTCTAGCGTCGAAGGCCCGATGGCTGACTTTTATCTGGACATGACTAACGAACTAGTTAACAAAAACTTTAGCGACCTTAGTAGCAAGCATAAGGAACTACAATGGCTGTTAATGACCGCAGTTGGTGTAGGTAGCACACAGAGACACGCATACGTAAAGCCAGCAAACTCCCGCAAGAAAAAAGATCGCGTCGGTGAGTGGCTAAGCGAGCAATTCCCTCATCTAAAATCAGATGAGATAAATCTGTTACAAGAGATAAACACAAAAGAAGAGCTTAAGGAGTTTGCTCGTAGCCACGGAATGGATAATAAAGATATCAAAGAACTGTTTAAATGAGTGCAACGGTCCAAGCAGACGCAGAGTGCAAATGGTGTTCTAAAACGTTCAAAAGCGAACGTACCTTAGCTGCCCATATGTGTGTACGCAAGCGCCGCTGGGCTGACAAAGACATGACACACTGTCGACTAGGATTACGTGTATTCCAGATATTTTATGAGATAGGTACTAACGCAAAAAAGACTAAGACAATGGAGGACTTTGTTGCTAGTCAATACTACACTGAGTTTGTAAAGTTTGGTCGTAGCTGTGTGCGCAACGAGTATCTTGACCCCGAGGCGTTCGCTGAATGGCTAGTTAAGGAAGGCAAGAAGCTTAAGGTTTGGTCAGACGATGTAACATACGACGAGTTTTTGTTGTACCACGTTAAGCGAGAAACAGGACTGCGAGCACTAGAGCGCAGCATTATCTATCTATCCAGCTGGGGCAAAGAAACCGGTAACCCCTGGCAAGATTATTTTAGAATGATAAGTACAAACAGAGCTATACATGATATACGAGCAGCAAAAATTTCTCCCTGGCTAATCTATTTGAGCGAAACCGGCGCAGAAATGCTTACACGATTGAATAGTGAACAGATCAAAATGATCGAACATGTTATTGATGCGCAATTTTGGGCAGGAGTCTTTCAGAAGCACTTAGAAGAAGTTGACGCCGTAGAAGAAACATGCAAAGCCGCAGGCATTTAGGAGACTTATGTTAGGTAATTTACCCATGACCGTGAATTTAGTAAACTATTCACAACACCCACCAGAAGCAGGTGGAGCAACACTATCAGTAGACAAGCAAATGCTTAACATGGTTGCATACTGCGCCCGTGTTAGTAACCCAGCTAATCAGCACAACGAAAAAACAGCAGAAAATCTAGTACGCTATCTCATTAAGCACAAGCACTGGAGCCCACTAGAAATGGTGAGCATGAATCTAGAGGTTGGCACCACACGTGACATCGGCCGCCAGATTCTACGACACCGTAGCTTTAGTTTTCAGGAGTTTAGCCAACGCTATGCAAAACCTAGCGACATGGGCGAAATGTTTACTATGCGTGAATGCCGCATGCAGGATACTAAAAATAGGCAGAATAGTATACAGTGCGATGACGCTGAGACTATTGCATGGTGGATAGACGCACAGCGCCAAAGTATTGCATTAGCAACCACACTGTATACTGGCGCTATTGACCGTGGTATTGCCAAAGAGCAGGCACGAGCATTACTACCCGAAGGACTTACTAAGAGCCGTATGTACATGAACGGTACATTACGCAGCTGGGTGCACTACATTGAGCTACGGTCAGCCAATGGTACGCAACAGGAACATATGGATATTGCAAGAGAATGTGCAACTGTTATTAGCAAAGTATTTCCGATGGTAAATGAATTTGTAAGTGACTGATACAGTCCAGGAGAGCAGCATGAACATTTGGCAAAAGATCTTATACCTAATAGGTGCACCGGTATTATACATACTAGCAACAATCGAGCCGCCATCTATGTATTTTATCCACAAGACTAATATCTTAGATGGCTGGCGTGACAACTACTCTAAACTTAATCGTTTTTACACGCAGGAGCTATGGCAGTAAATTATAATTTTGATGTAGATATCGATACAGCAGATCGCAATCAGGTGCTTAAACATTTTGATTATGTTACTGCTAGTATACATCGCGGCAAAACAATTAAGAAACACAACTCTGGTGTATATCTTCAGGGCATTCCGGTTGATCCACTTAGTGGTTTTTCTCGTATCGACTACAAGGATGCAGAGAAGCAGGGATGGTTTAAAGTAGACATACTAAACAACACCATCTATCAATATATACGTGATCAGGATCACCTAAAGAAACTTATGCATCGCGAGCCTATGTGGGAGTTACTTGAGCACGATGATATTATTAATAGGCTCTATCACATTAATGGTCACAGCGAATTAGTGATGCAGTATAAGCCTACTAGTACGATGGAACTTGCAATGTTACTAGCTATTATACGACCAGCTAAGAAACATTTAGTCGGTAAGAGCTTTGATGAGATAGCTGAATCAGTGTGGGACAAGCCGGCAGATAATTCCTACTATTTTAAGAAGTCGCATAGTGTTGCCTTTGCAAAAGTTATCGAAGTGCAAATGAATTTACTTGCAGATGGAGTAACCTTTACGTGATATGCATAGAAGAACTTAATATATCTTACGTACGAATGCAGCTTGCATTGCATAGAGTTACCATGTCGGCAACATCTAGCGGCGAGTTTAGCAAACTGCTAGACACTGTTGCACATTACGATCCTTACTTAGAGGTATCGATAACTGATTCAAGCATTTATGAATCAATGAATAGGAAAGTATCAGTATGCATTCTAGAACGCGATTATGCTGAATTTGTATCTCTATTAACGTTATCGTTTAAGTTGAGCAATGATTCACTCAATTTTACGAATTAGCTGAATACTTCTGCGTTTAATTCTTTTCTTAATAAGATCTTGCATGCTTGTTACTGGGCCAAACAGTATTTCTACATCACGTAATGCAAATGTTTTAATACACGACTTAAACGGTTTCATTTCGTAATGCAAGAATATATCTATAGGCATCTGACGGTTACTTTCCCACCACCAGACATCACCTAGCCGCAAGAATTCTTTCTTGTATTCGGCGCTCGGCAGCATGCCTACATCGTAAAAAGTAAGTATTTGGTTGTCTTGGTTGATAACAATGCCAACGTATTCAGAACTACTATATGCAATTCCTGTTAAGAACTCGAATTTTGATAATGGATGATCTGTCATATAAATGTATTTACCGAAAATAAAAACGACATATTTTTAGATAAATACTGTTATGATATCAACCCTGAGCAGTAATACACTATATTGGTACGAGGACATTATCAATTTAGTGTTCACTACCGCTGCCGTATACGTGGACAACCGAACTATGAACCCAAGACAAGTAAAAGCACACCGCGGATTGACAAACGAAATATTGTTTAATATTCGTAATCGAGACCGTAAGTTGCAAAACGTTGCAAGTAAGACTCTCACTGTTACCTTTGTTGATCCGGAAACACATCGCCATGTGCACAGCAAGACATTAGAAGATACACTTGACCTAGGCAAGGTTATGCTAGTACTAGAAGGAGATGATTGGGACTACCTTGCCGACGGGACCTATTGGGCACATATAACACAAACCGATTTAGGTCAAACCGAGCGCCCATTGTATTCGAACCAAGACAACGACATGCGTTTCGAATTTCACATAACAGACCAGGCAGCCAGTATTTGCAATGTTACGCAGGAATGGGATAATGATGCTAACTCAAACATTAGCATGAATTTTAATGGCAACGGCAATCAGAACTTTGCGTCGTCTACACATACTGCTATTGTGTACACAGAAGACTTCACTGGTGAAGTAGCAATACAAGCCAGCTTAGTAAATGATATACCAAATGCTGGTTTGTTGAGCACCGACTGGGTAACAGTAAACACACTTAGTCTTGCTAATGCAAACATAACCAGTGTAACCGAAACGTTTAGTGTAAACTGCAATTGGATTCGTTTTGTAGCAGCGCCAGTAACTGGTTTAGTAACTAAGATACAACTCAGAAACTAACTGTAAATAACAAATCTTTAATAACTACTAGTATGCATGATGTTATAAATCAGGTACATAGCCTTCTTCTTGACCACTTGCCCCCTAGAGCAAGGCGTACACCTAGTGGATGGGTTAGCTTTAACTGTCCGGTATGTTCTGATAAGCGCAGCCGCGGCGGCATCAAAGAAACTGGGCCAGACATCAGTTATCATTGCTTTAACTGTAATTTTTCTACTGGGTGGAAACCAAACAGCCATCTGGGTAAAAAGTTTTGTAGCCTAGCAGAGACCATGGGCGCAAGCTCAGACAAGATTAAGCGAGCGCAGCTTGATTTGTTGCGCCACAGCGAAGAAATCGATCTCATTGATTTTGGCGGCTTTGTGTCAACCAGTACAAAATTTGAGACGATAGCATTGCCGGACGGCGCAAAGATGGTAGATGCATTAGATGATGATCATCCTGTTAAACAATACGCACGTGATCGTAAATTACTAGGACTGTTTCCTTTTATTACGTCGTCGGAGTTTATGCTACGTAACAGACTAATAGTTCCGTTTACGTTTAACGATGAGCTAATTGGATATTCGGGCAGACATATAAATCCTACTGGTGACTTAACTAAATATTACTCTAAGATGCCACCTGGCTATGTGTTTAACGTAGATCGAGCTGCTAACGTAGACAGAGAATACGTGATTTTAGTAGAGGGCGTGCTTAACGCAATTTACCTCGACGGCATATCCGCTTTGGGTAACGAACTAAACGAAGAACAGATAAATTTAATAAACAGCTTAGGCAAAGAAGTAATACTATGCCCGGACTTTGATATCGACGGCGTAAAACTAATAGACCAGGCAGTTGATTTAGGATGGCAGGTTAGTTTTCCGCTGTGGACTGACTGCAATGACGTAGGCGATGCTGTATTAAAGTACGGCAGACTAGCAACGGCTGCTAGCATATTTAAGTCAAGCAGTGCTAACAAAACAAAAATTCGCGTTAAGGCTAGAATGATACAATGAAATTATATGCAAATGGCTGTAGCTTTACACACGGACACCGTTATCTTAAACGGCAGGAAAACGTAATTATATCTTATGGTGATTATAAAAGACGCACTGTTCAATACAGGGGAGTGTGGCCAGATCATTTGAGCAGCAAATTCGATCTTGTGTTCAATGATGCATGCGCATCAACAGGCGGTAATCGATTAGTAAGGTCCACATTAGAATTCTTATCAACCGTGCGCGATGAGGTCAATGACTGGATATTTGTTTTACAATGGAGTAAACCAGGCCGGTACGAATATTACGATAGCAAAACAAATTTATGGATAAATTGTTTTCCGGAGATTGACTACCCGATTGATAATATCGATGCAATTGAGATTTCGGCAATCGCTAATGAAGACGGCATGCATCCAGACACTGTAACAAATGAATTTGGATACAACCGCAGTGAAGAATTAGCATCAAGCAAATTTGCTGCAACAATGCAACAGGCTCATTGGTATTACACTCCGTATGTCATACACTGTTACCAGCAGATTAAAGATATTATGTTTTTACAAGCAATCTTAGATCAACATAATGTAAAATATATCATGACTGGTATGTTTGACTCATGCTACGATATTGAGTGTATGCTTGATAATATGCCAGATCATGAAAACACAGGTTTATTAGAAACTTTGTTGCCTCTATATAGCACCAGTAAATTTATTGACGCATTTTGGTTTGAATATGGTGGGCCACCTTGCAATGATCCTTGCGGTCATCCAAGTGTCGCAGGGCATAGTGTAGTAGCACAAAGAATATACAACGAGATACAGAAAAGAGGATTTATAACTTGACAGATATTAAAGACTATTCAGACGACATACAACATCTATTTTTACAATTTTTAATTAGCGATACTACACTTTTTAGTCGTTGCTTAAATATTATTGATCCGCAAAACTTTAGTCGTAAGTATCGCAAAACAGTTGAGTTGCTCAAGCATCACAGCGAGCAATATAACAGTTTGCCTATGCTCGAGCAGGTTAATGCGGTGGGCGATGTAAAACTAGAAACTATTAAAAACGTTACAGATGCGCATCAAAATTGGTTCCTCGACGAGTTCGAGCAGTTCTGCCGGCACAAAAGTTTAGAACGTGCTATCATCGAAAGTGCCGACGATCTTGAGAACAACAACTATGGAGCAGTTGAAGATAAAATTCGTAAAGCTGTGCAGATAGGCCTGGTGAAGGATCTTGGGTTAGAATACTTCGATGACCCTAAGGCACGACTACAGTGGATTAAAGATCAAGCAGGCGCAACTAGTACAGGATGGAAAGGAGTTGACCAGAAACTGTATGGCGGCAGCAACCGAGGCGAGATTACTATCTGGGCAGCACCGTCAGGCGGCGGTAAGAGTTTGTTCCTGCAAAACCTCGGTGTGAACTGGGCACTACAAGGGCTTAATGTAGTGTACATTAGTTTAGAACTTAGCGAGCAGCTGATTAGTATGCGACTAGACAGCATGGTAACAGGTTACGGCACTCGCGAAATAATGAAGAACATGGATGACGTAGATTTGCGAGTACGAACAAAAAGTAAAGGCGCAGGTAAGTTTCGTGTTAAACAAATGCCTAGCGGTATTAACTGTAATGACATACGTGCATTCTTGCGCGAATATGAAATACAAGAAGGCATACATGTAGATGCATTGTTAGTTGATTACTTAGATCTAATGATGCCGATTAGTGCAAAGATTAGTGCCGAAAACTTGTTTGTTAAGGACAAGTATATATCCGAAGAACTTCGCAACATTGCTATCGAACGCAAGATACTATTGCACACAGCATCACAGCTTGGGCGCAGCGCAGTAGAAGAAATTGAATACGACCACAGCCACATTGCTGGCGGTATTAGTAAAATTAACACTGCTGACAACGTAATTGGTATCTTTACTAGCAGAAGCATGCGCGAGAGCGGACGCTATCAGATTCAGTTTATGAAAACACGTAGCAGTAGCGGTGTAGGCAGCAAGGTTGATCTCAAGTTTAATCCTGACACCTTGCGCATAGAGGACCTCGAGGAGGGCGAAGAAAGTGCCCATGCAGCAACTAGTAATAGCCTTGTTGCACAGCTTAGGCGCTCAGGCAGCATTAAGGCAGAGACTCCTGACGCTAACGAGGAAGCAGCAAGCACAGTAGAGAGCAGTTTGCAGCTCAGAGACTTCCTAAAGAATAGAAAATAGATAAATAGTTAATAACAACTTTAGGAGTTTACTGTGAGCAAAAGTCGAAGCATACTCGAGGAGCTCAATAAGATATCTGTTGAGCGTGACCGGAATCACGTGGTTGAAAACCGCGCCGAGCACGTTATAAACAGCGCAATCAATCTTATTGAGCAGATAGAGCGTAACTACGACACAGACACAGCTAAAGATCTTACTAATCGTTTGATCAACAGCATACGCGGCAAAGACAGTACAAAATTTAACCGTGGCATTAAAAAAGTAATTAGAGAGCAACACAAGAAATGAAGTTACTTGAAGTCTTTTCGAAGGCACTAGCGGAAGGTGGCAGTATGCCAGGCGTCGGTGTAATACACATAGATGAAATACCAGCTACCCTTGTTCCATTGGAGCAAGCCTTAGGTATCGACTTACAAAATAATGTGCTTGGCAGTGTTGGTAAGAGAGAATTCTCCGGCGACATTGACGTCGCTGTTGAAATAGAACGTGAACAACTAGACTCATTAATTGCTAAGCTCGAGACACTGCCAGAGGTCTTAGAAGTTAAGCGATCAAGCGTAATTATGACAAAAGTGAAGATTGCTAATTTTGATAAAACAAAATCTGATGGCCGGCCGCGTACAGGGTATGTGCAAGTAGATTTCATGCCGGGCGAAGCAGACTGGATGAAGACCTATTACCATGCGCCACACGAGCAAGACTCAAAATACAAAGGTGTTTATCGTAACATACTACTAAGTATTTTTGCCGCAGTCTATAATCAAAATTCGAGTGAAGAAACAACACCAGATGGACGACCATTAAAGATAGAACGTTATCTATGGGGAGGCAATGGCCTTGTTAGAGTTGTTAGAACCCCTAAGCCCAAGAAAACAGGCGATGGATATACAAAAGCAAACGATAATACTGTCATTGACGGTCCGTGGAAAACACGCAACGAAGTAGTCAACGAATTAAATTTAGGCGATGCTGATACCTTAGAAAGTTTTGAAAGCCTGTGGGCAGCAATACAACAGAACCATCCAGAAATTGTTGATAGTGTAGCAGCAGGCATACGTGACAATGCTGTTATGCAAGACCTGGGCGTGCCTGAGGAAGTTAAATAATGGAATTGCAACTTATTAATGTAGAGCTAAGCGAGGCTAAACTGTATCGTACTAGTCGCAATTTTGCAATGTATTCGGGCAGAGACATTGCTGACCTGGTATACTTGCAAACCGTTATGTTATATATGCACACGCTAGACAATAAGACGCATGCTGCCGCACAAGAGTATGCAATGAAAACAGGACAGTTCGGTGCATATGCTTTATTTAGAACAGCAGGCACTGACTTGTACATGTTAGCATATACCGTAAAGCATAGTGACAGTAATTACATAAATCTTACTGACCCAGTTGACTCTAAGAAGTTTTTAAATAGCATGTTGTTTGACGACAAACGTCATGCGCGATTTTTACGCGACCTAAGCCAGGGCAAGGTATCAACCAGTGAGGCACTGGCCTACTTCTATAGGCTCGAATCTCAGCTTAAAATTAAAGATACTATGTTAAAATCATATCGACAGAAAATATTACGTTACGACTCAATGGACGACAATAGACGTAAAGCATTAGCAATGCGTCTAGAACGAGAACTACGTAGGATAGGCCAAGGCGCAGTATTACCAACTGACATTATGACAATGAACAAAGTGCTAAGCAAATCAGCGCTGGACAAGAATATTAAAACACCAGATGCAAAACCAAGCATGGTAAAGAAACTAGGTGGCGCTGCATTGGGCGCAGTAGCTGGTCGTTATGCTGCTGACAAATTAAATCGCACTGACAATAAAACTGCTAAAAATGTTGGCACCGGCATCGGTGCGGTAGCAGGATATTGGGCAGCAGGGAGAAATAGAACATGAAGTTGCATGAATTATTTGAGCACAGCAAAGATTCGATCCCCGACGACCAAACTATTTTGCGTCAAATGTCAATTGAATTCGACGAAGAATATGGCGACCCACGGCTACCTGAATATATGCATCTGGACAAAGGCAGCATAGTAAATACAGCCGCCGGTTTGTACAAGACTATGGTACCAAGGTCGATAGGCAAGGCAATGCGCAATGCTAAAAAGCACTATGACAAGCAGCACAGTCGCACCGATAAACAAAAAGACAAAAAGAAGGCAGCACAAACGCAGCCCGCTGTTCAGCCTAAATCAACAGACAACAATAAAGTAAAAAGATCCAGCACGTCAACTAAATTTTCTAGCATAATCCCTAACCTTAAAGGTCCACTCGGGAAGATACAGCAAGCATACGGTAAAGGCGCAAACTGGGCAGATAAGTTTACAAAGCCACCAAAATAGCAAAAAATGATAAATAAAAGCATAACGTGTTAAAAGACACAATAATTTACGGAGAAATACCATGGCGAACGTAGGACAAGTAAAAGTAAACGGCAATGCAAGTGTTAAGGTTAACGGCCTTGGCCCAACTACTTACATCGTTGATTACGATGATGTAGAAGATGCAGTAGTCAATTTGCAAACTGAAAACTGCACAGTAGCAGGAATCGATATTGAGTCTGGGCACATTGCAGTACAAACTACTTCAAACGCGACAGTAGTTGCAGCAATTGCTAACGTTACTTCAGTAGTTGCAACATTCGAAGACAACTGGCCTGTAGCCTAAGTCTTAACTAGTACAATCATTAAACCCGCTTTAAGCGGGTTTTTTGTGACTTAAATTTCTGTTAAACAGATAAATACTAGTAACAATATAGACCAGGAGAAATATAATGGCTCTAGTAAAAGCAGGTTCAACATTTCCATTTGAAGCATTCGGTAAGGATGTATTCCTTAAGAGCTTCCAGCAGCAATCAGGTAACATAAGTGCTGCACAATTAGAGGTGCTTGTTGAGCAAGTACAAGCTCTAAACACCACTGTACTTAAAGTAGGCAGCTTCACTGCTGATGCACAGGACACAGTTAATCTAGTAGTAGAAGGTGCTGACAACATGGCTAACGGCGATGTCGATGGACATATTATTGCAGATATTACTTTTTAAACGCTAACCTGACAGCATAAACAAATTCCTGCCTTGTGCGGGAATTTTTTTGATTGTGAAATCAAAAAGCAGAATCTGATAAATACACATAACATAAGAGGAAAGGTGTTATGTCTCTTGTACGAAAATCGACAATAGCTAGCTCACAGTCGTTAGCAGGTAACTTAGAATATTTTACTATGTTTACCACCATAGACATATCGGAAACCGGTAACTATGCTGACAACACACAGAAAGATTTTGAGAGCGTGATGCAGGTTATATCGTTACGAGGAACTCCGGTTATAATAGGTGAGCCATCAATCGGCCCACTAAACACAAATGGCTCACCGTCATTGAGTGGCAACGGATGGATTGTTCGTTTTGCATTCGAGCAGTCAGGCGTACACACAGTAGAGACTCTGATTGCAGAGCTAGACACCATTGTGCTTAACGGCGGAGTTATAGACACTACTACCGTTACGAATACAGAATTTATCAGGACTACTGAATTATGAGCGAAAAAGAAAATGAACATGCTGCTCCTGACGTTCGGCACGCTGATCCATATGCAAACATCGAAACCAGGATTATCGCTGACATGCTACAAATAGAGCATCTGACCTACGAGGTAAGAGAGTTTAAAACTGAGACACGAAAGAGTCTCGACAAACTTGAGAAATGGATAATTGGCATAGTATGCATATCAATTAGTACCTTGCTTGCTGCCACAGGTGCATTAACAATGCATATCATTGGAGTTTAAATGTTTATTACTGAAGTGATAGAGCCTATCACAGAAGCAAGAATGGTGTGGAGACGCTCGGGCAATACTGTTAAAAGAGCCGTACGCTGTACCAGTGGGCCTAGGCGCGGGCGAGTAGTGAGCACAAGTGCACAATGTTCGAAGCCGATAGATGTTAAGAAACGTGTTACTTTAAAAAAGACTAAGTCACGTATGGGCAACCGTATGGCACGTAAAGCTAAAAAGACTAAACGAATAAATCCAGCTAGCCGCAGAATAGCAGCACTAAATAAAAAGAGATAACTACACGAATGCGATACAAAGACCTTAGTGAATATGGCAAGACTGCTGGTGCACCGACTTATGGTGCACCAGCAGGAAGCACAGTAGCAACCGGCGCTCAGCCAAAACCAGCAAAGCCTGCAACACCTAAGCAGCCTGCAACGTCACCAGGCGGCGCGCCTGCACAACAGCTGGATTCAGAACCAGCACAGCCGACCCGCACAATCAGCGCTAAGCGACTAGAAGTTGATACAGAATTTAGTGATGAAAATGGTAATGCAGTTAAAGTAGTGCAAGCAGCAAGTGGCGGTGTAGACGATGTTGTTATCGTGCACGATGAAAAAACTGACGAATACAAAACACTTGATCCAAACATGAAAGTCGTTATTCCTGATAACATGAACGAAAGCGAGCAGGTAGCTAATTTAATCAAACATAAAGAAAAGAGACTTAAAAGACTTGTACGTAAAGTTAACACAAATTTACAAGGTACTGATCCTCTGTTTGAGGTTAACTTTAACGACCCGGCACTAGTTAAAAGTGCGCTAGACCGACCAATACAATGCGGATTTGAAGCAGAAACAGTATGGAATGATTTTGAGGCCGCAGATTCCGCAGATGAATATGAGGACTGGGTAAACAACGAGAGCTGGAGTGATATCGAAGATATCGTTTACGAGCAGGAGGGAGCCAGAGCACTAGAGGACATAAAACAAAAATACTCCGAATGGCTAATAGAGTCTGATTATCTTAATGAAAAGCAGGCCGAATTAATCAGTGATGAAGTTGACGCACAATCAAAGCACGATGACGAAATTGCTAACAGCTTTGTTGAAGATACGCTCGGATTAGAAGATGCTGCTAACGAGTACAAAGATGCAGAGATTGCAGCCGCAAAAGAAAATTTAAAAAACGCAAAGTTAACAAAGGATAAAAAAATACTTAGTTACCACGCTGACATGCTTGCAAGTAGAGATGATCAGTGGTGGAATGTACAGTTTGCTCGTAAAAACATGATGGACGATCTGAGAGAATACATTGAAACGCTGTTGCGTGATGAGAACTATGGTTTTGACGAAGCGTATGAAGAAACCAAAGACGATTACGATATCAAAGAATGGGCTGATGACGAATACGGCAGCATATCAGACATGTTGGTTAGCAACGATATATTTCTAGTAAATCCTAGGGGTTCTGACGACAACGGTCGAGTAGAAGCAGACTCGCAATTCAGCAGCTGGGCATCGAATCATAGTATGACGAGCGATGTACGTTCAGGT